ATTGAGCGGCGTCCTGCGCCTTCTGCTTGTCGAGCTGGGCCTTGAGCGCCAATTCCTGCTGGTCGTTCTGCGCCTGCGCCTGGATCGCCATCACCTTGGGATCCGGCGGGGTCGGCTGCGGCGGGTACTTTGGCGAGCCGTCCGGGTTCTTCTCGGACGGATCAGCAAAGAATCGATCAGGATTTCTATGGCCCGTAATCTTGGTCAGCTCGGCCGCCGTGTTAAACAGCCGGTCATCCGGGACCATATGGCCCTTGCCGTTGGCAATAAATTCCTTCTGCACATTGGCAATCGCCATCATTTGCGCGAACTGCTGGGCCTTGCCGCCGCTCCCAAGACCGACCGCAATCGTCATATCGTTGCGGGTTTTCCAGTTCCTCGGGTCTACCGAAACCCACTGATTGCGGAGCCGCACAGTCTGCGCTTCAGAGCCGTGCTTTTTGATTGTGGCATGAAGCAGCGAGAACATGTCACGCACGCCTTCCGCCAACACGCGGGCGATCAGCTTAATCCGCATCTGCGAGGCAGAGAACACCTGAGCAACGGCGGTAGCTGACTGGTTCTGCAACGCGTTGGCGTCGATGCCCTGCGTCTGCTTGGCGAGGCCCGTCTTGGCCTCCAGATCGGCATCCAGGTATTGCAGCATCGGGTAAATGCTGCCGGTGATGTCGGGGACAACCTGCCAGTTCAGGCCGCCAGCAGTCTTGGTCCGAACGATGCCGCCAGGACGAGACACCAGCAAGTCATCCAGCGTATTCGGCCCGGCATTGGCCTCAGCGACCTCAACCCTCGGATTGTTGTGCAGATATAGGTTATCCAGAGCCCCGCGCTTCATCGCGGTTTTCTCTTTCTGGATAGGAATCACCAGATCGGCAATCGCCTTGCCAAAGAACCGATGCGGAACCGGGATGGGCGTTGCCCCGGCAAACGGCATCTGGTCGAACTCCTCGACCGCCTCCTTGCCGTCGCGGGTCAGGATCTCGCCGTCATCGCCGCCCGTGACGACCTGGTACAGCTTGGGCTTGCCGTTGCCCTCGTAATCCATTCGAATGTAATGCTCAGTCACCTTGACGATCTGAGCGGCAATATTCGTGGTCGAGCCACCGGCCTGCGCATGCTCATAGACGGTATCGCGGGCGATCGTTTCAGCCTGGTTGAGCCCCGTATATTCCGGGAGCTTCATCACCTGTTCACGGTCGTATCCCTCCGCGATCCATTCCGCGCGGCTCTTGGTGACGATGTCGTGGAAGGCGTAGTTGCAATCCCTGATGGCTCGAGCATTGCGCTCGATGCCGAATTCCTCCGGTGGAACTCCGAGAACCTTGGCCTGGCAGTACTTCCGCGTGCGCAGGATCGTGACATCGTGCGTGACAGGCTTAGGAGCGGCCATAGGAGGCGCAGCGGCGGCCTGTGGTGCGGGCAATGGCTGGGGCATCATGGCGTCCATCAGCTCGTCGCCCCGTAGCTTTCTTTGGCTTCCGGCTCGTTGTTCACGGTATGCTCGATGATCTCAAGTCCGCTATCTGGCTGCATCACAGCCTGAGCCAGGAAGGCGAATTCATCGTCCGAAAGATCGTAATAGGTCTCTTTTTCTTCCTCTTCGCGCTCGTCCCACCAAACCTTCACAATCCCGTTCTTCAACAGCAGCGCATCCTTGATGAAGGAATACATCACCATGAAGCCGGGATTCTGCTGCATGAACACATGGTTCACGTAGTCGGTTTCCTGCTGGGCGCCCTGCTCGTCCTCCGGTCCAATGGGTTCGAACCTGACAACCTCGTCAGAGCCGGCGAAGATGTCCATCAGATGCGGCATGAGACCTTCAACAACGTCCGCCACGTCTGAGGAAATCGCACTGGAGCGGCCTGTCTCGGCCGGCAGATCCATCTCCATGTCGCCGTTGTAATAGCGGTCGTTGCGCTCGCGTTCTAAGGTCAGCTTGGCCGATTGCGTTGCCGCAAGCGCGTCCGCCTTCTGGGTCGAGATCAGGGAGCGGAGTTCCGACGTAGAGAGCTTAGGCAACTGCCGCTCTCGGATAGCTGATCTGGCGGTTAAAGCCCGTGTTCACGATCTGGGTGTCCAATGTCATGGCGAGGTAGCGGAAGGCGTCAGCAGCGTGGCTGGTCCAGTCGTGAACCGGACGCGGCTTCAGCGCTTGCAATTTGTCGTCAAATTCAGAGCGGTAGAGCTTGAGCGCATCAATTCCGCGAGCGCATCGTTTAGCATCGAACCAAGCACGAGGTAGAATAGTGCGAACTGCATTGATGCCGTCCTCAACCCGGTGCATGGGGGCGATCGTGAGGTTCTTCAGCCCAAGGCTTTCCAGAACTTCCAGGCGGCTTTTGCCCGTTCCCAGCTCTTTAGCTTGGGCGTCGTGGGGGACGATGTGGCCGGCGTAGAGATACGGACGGTTAGATATCTCACGCACGTAATGTCCGAGATCAACTCCGGATGCTTCATAATAGTCAAGAATGTGGATCTCTCGCCCGATAACTTGCGCGAACCAAATAGCGGTCGAATCTCGAATACCGAGGTCCCAGGCAGTATAGACTTGAGCGGTTGGCTCATACGGCACCCCTGTAATCCGCTTGTCGCCATCGGCCTGCTGCATCAGCTTGCCGTAATAAGCGCCGATAACCGCAGCCTCGAAGCTGCACTCAAACTCCTGAGCGTATTGCTCATCGGTCAGGCCTGACTTCAGGCTCTCGAGCTCTGCCGGCGGAATAATCCCCGTCTCAGACGCCTTCAGGACCGCCCTGAACCAGCCGGGCTGCTCAGCCCCGGTCTCGTCCCGGTCTATCTTGTAGAACCAATCACGGCCTTTAGGAGTGCCAATGAAGGTGCCCCAACCATTATAGTCCGAGAGAGTCGGCCTAATAACCTCCGGCCAAGCGCGCGGGTCCATTTGCGCCGGCTCGTCAACAGTAACGCCGTCGTTGTAAAGACCACGCATTCGATCATAGTTGTCGGCGCCGTAAAGCCTGATAGTCGCTACATTCGGATAGGTAATCCGAAGCTCAGACTCGCTGATCTCCGTTCCCGGTATGGGAGCGCTGAAGTGCTTCAGATATGACCACGCGACGTCCTTCGCCTGCGTATAAGTCGGCGCAATGTACGAATAACGTGGCGGCGGGAACTTGCGATCATTCGTCAGGGCCGCCTTGATCAGCTCATTGATGCAGCCAACCGTCTTACCAAATCGGCGATGAGCAACAATCTTGGCAAACCGCTCGGTTCTGTCGTGGTACGCCTTGAACTGCGGACGCGGCTCGTATGGGATTACGATTTGAGCCATGTGATCTGGATCGGGCCGCCGTCCTCGTCACCCTGGACAATCTGCGTCGGCTTACCCCACCCACGATCCAGAAGGCTGTTTGCCGCAGCTACGCGGGCCGCTGGCGGGGCTTCAGCCGAGTGCATGATGCTGGCAAGGGTAGCCAATGCGCCCTCTGTGTGGCCTCGCGCCAAAGATCGGATATCGGTAGGAGTTTTAGCCATTTACGGAACTTGGGGTTACATCATTTTTGGGCGCAAACGGTCTCTGCGTTTTCCACCAGAGAAGCGCCCCATCCACCAGTCACAAAGCGACCATCTCGGAGCCGGTAGATGCGCGTTCCGTCAACACAGATTTTAACAACGACAGCGCCATCATAAACTGACGGCTCTGGCTCAGATGAGCCACATCCGGCGAGCATGAGTGCAAATAGCACAGCCATCGCCAGCTTCATCAGATCTTCACCTTAACGAACTTGGTCCACTCGAAGGGCGTCCCAGCATAAGGCCATTCTGGATGCGCCATGGACTTTAGCGGCACAGCCACCCCATACGGCCAGCCGTACATTCCCGGTTCGGGAACAGGGTTCTTCGCCTCGAACTCGGCTTTCTGCTCTTGACGGTCGAGCTTGCGGCGGATCGATTTGAAGTCGAATACAGCGACGGTCATCGCGCTTGAGCCCGCCCGTGAGACTTGTCGTTCGCGGCAAGCACAGACCGCCAAAAGTCAAACTCCTCGTCCGTCTTCGCGCGCTGAATCTGCATTTGGGCGTGCGCGACCCTCAACCGATGGGGCCACTGACGATCGCTCTTGAGAAATTCTTTCAAATTCATGCCGCGTATTCCCCTGCTAATTTACCTGACAGGTGCCGCTCACCCGCCGCTGGTCATTGTCCCCAAACTAAGCTGGATCTTGCTCCGGCGCCTGATAGGACGGCCACACAGGCGGCATTTCGCTAGGCGCCGTATCCTCGACCGGGAGAAACCTCAGGTCGTCCACGCCGCTGCCGTTCTTCGTGTACTGGCCGTTTTTGTTCTGAAAGTCCGTGTAGAGCACGTCGCCCATTTTCTTGGCCTTAAGTTCTGTCAGTCGCGCCAAATGCTTGGGGTTCGGAGGCGTCTGAGCAAATCCAGGCTCTTGCGTCCGCTTCAGCGCAGCCCTCGAGATGGCAATGATCTGATCTCTCGTCACGCGTCAGTCCAATTGCAAGCGAGCCAGGCCAGCGCCAAAAGACCAGCAACCACCATAGCGGCTTGCTCGATGTGCCTGACCATCAGGTCGATCTCCTCAAGCGGAATAGCTGGGCCGAATACCAATGGGCACCTATGGGTTTCGCGCGGCTGCCCGGCAGGTTAGCGCTCTCGGCACGTAATCGGCCGTCGCAGGGGAGATGCAGCGCGATGGTTAGCCAAGGGCGCCGCGCGAACGAAGAAGCCCGCCAACG